CTGTATCCGGCGGCTTGATCGTCTAAGGCTCCATTGGCTGGGAGGATACCTTTCTCCCAGTTCATATGCAAGTGAAACGCCTCGGCCTCCATGCGCGGGTTGTCCCGGAAGTAGACCAGCGGGCACAGAGACATGGCAGGATCGTTGCCGAAGGTGTGGGGTTGCTGGACCGGCTCGTGACAGCCCCATGCGTCTTGATTGGCCTCAGTGCATAGGTAGCAACGCCGGTCCGGGTAGACTATTCGCCCGAAGATGGCTCTGGCGAGTTTCCCGCCTCATCCCCATCCTCCACCATGTTGTCGCTCATAATCTGTTCCGCCAGTTCCTCGACCACGGACAGGGGCATCTGGTCCAAGAACTCGTTGGGAACGACCGACCGCTTCACGCCACCGCCCACGTCGCGGATAACCAGCTTGAAAGGGATGACGTTGCCCTCGGCGTCAAGGAAGTTCTCCACGCCTTTCAGGCCCCGGCGCACGGCCTCGAAGTTCATCTTGGCGCGGTTCACGGATGTCTTGATGTCGGTGTCGGCTTCCTCGGCATCGGCCTTGCCTTTGCCCTTGGTGTCACCCCGCCCGAAGCTGATCTGGGTCGCGCTGTCCCGGATGGTGCCCACGTCACGCGATGAAAGCGTGCCGATTTGCCAGATGGTGGGATCGTCCGCGTCGTCCTCGGAACAGACAAAGTTGCGGGTTGCGGACAGGTTGAGGGCTTTGATCGCCATGGTGGGGTTCCTCCTGAAAACGGGTCACGCCTAGTTCTGTCACCCCGCCCGGCGTTCGTCAAGAGTGAACGTGCGTTCACCTATTGGCTTCGGCCCACTCGGACCCATAGCGCAGCATCGTGTGGAAGGCTAGGCGCAAGCGGCGGCGGGCGTTCCTCAGAGCCACCGCCGTGATTAACGCGGTGACGGCCACGAACATATCGGTGGCCACCATGTAGAAGGGGGTGGGGTATTGCCAGACCAGAGTGCCCATCACAAGGTGATGCACCCCACACGATCCGATGAACCACTGAAACAGGCGGGACAGAACCCGGAAGCCCGTGCCATAGTTGGGCAGGTCCGCCGTCCAAGTGCCTATCTCAAAACAGACCCATAGATAGGCTAGGCCGGTGATCAGGTTGGACAGAAACCACGCTATAGCCATGTAGTCGGCAAAGGGTATCATTCTGCCTCCGCTTCTACTGTGAAGAAGTCAGAAGGGGGAACGTGGATTATGTCCTCAGTAGGGCAGGATCGGGTATCAGGTAGCAGTATAGGGGTGTAGCTGTAGTGGCCGTCCACCATGTCACTAGGCAAGCGGATGCGCACCGAAAATAGGGTGTAGGATAAGGAGGTAGGGGCCTGAATGGCAGAGGTATCATAGGTGTATTCGTTCACCACCCCGTTGCTCTTGGCGGACCAGAACTGTGCCCGAACCGTGGTGGAACAAGACTTGTTCCGGCGTAGCTGGTAGAGGAAGGTCACCACTTGGCCGGGCTGGTAAACCATGTTGCCCACGATTTTGCCTCCCCCGGAGAACTCCACAAACCCACGTGGCGCAGGCAGGGCGTTTTCGATCCGGGTAAGCTGCATGGTCATGGACCCGAACTCTACGCGGAGTTCCGCCAGCTTGTCGTCAAAGTATTGGTCGATGCGGGGTTGTAGTGCCCACCAGATCGCCCCCCATAGAACGCCGGTGGCAATGATCAGAGCAGCCGCCCCCTTGGCAGCGGAGCCAATGGCCTTCCATAGCTGATCGTCAGAGATAATGTGATCGGACAAGAGGGCTCCTTTCAAAGCGGAAGAGCCGGAATGAACCGGCCCTCCACCTATAGCATTCACCTGTAGGTTGAACACCCGCCTTTTATGGGGAGGGTTTATGTCTCAGGCTCATGTGAACAGGATTTGCAGTTCGTCATTTCCGTTCAGGCGGGACAGAGCGCCGTCGATTTCAAAGATGCGGATATTGTTCCGGTCCGCATAGGCGATGTTCGTGATCTGGTGGTTCGGCGCATGGAACAGGACGATGTTGCCGTCAATGGTTCCGTGACGAACCCACCACTCCACGGACGTGCCGTTCTCAAGGTAGGACCAGATCGGCTCTTGCGCGGCAAGGATGCTCTCCGGGTCATACGTGATAACCGGCTCGCGTGCAGTGAGGAAGGCCCCCTCGGTCGCGTTGCTCTCGTTGATGCAGTCCCGGATGGCGATGTCGTTTGCCATGTCGATGGACCACGTGCTGGCACAGATCGCGGTCTCTTTCTCTCCGAAGCGTTGGGCCAGAGCGAGCGCCGCGTATTCCACCTGTGCCGGGTCTTGGTCCTCAAACGTGCCGGTCAGGGTGGCCTCATCCACCTGATCTACATAGGTGCCTGTGAACTCGAAGTCGAAGGTCGGGAACTCGCCCACCGCCGCGTTGACGGTGACAGTGCCCCGCGCGCCGATCAGGCGGTGACGGATCGATACCCCGCTGTCGTCGGGATACTGCATGTCGATGGTCACGCTTTCGATGTTGTCCGTGGTCGGCTGGTAGAGGTAGCCTATGGGGCGCACATGGACCCAGAACACGTCGCCGGTCTCGGGATCGTTCGACTGGAAGTCCGGGGTGAGGGTGACGATGGCGTTGCCGTCATTGTCGTGCAGGGTGATTTCCGCCCCGTCCGTCAAGAGGACATCATCCGTGTCCGTCATGCTCATGGCGTTCAGACCGCCCACGGTTCGGGTAGCTTCCGCCGGGGCCTCAAAGGAGGCCGTGGCCGCGCCCGATGCGCCGCCGCTGGTGATGGTGGCCTTGATCTTGAGGTAGACGCCGCCCGTGTAGGTGGTGCTGTCCCCATAAAAGTTCAGGTCGCCGGTATTCGACTGCCCGGCCACGGTGCGATAGACGCACTCGGCGGCGCTGTTCACCTGTTGCTCAGAAAAACCGCACGCCTTGAGCAGCCGCCCGATGCGGGGGGCCACGGTGCCGCCGGTGTTTCCATTGTTCTTCACTTCCAGCGAGAAGGTCATGCCCCCGACTTTGCGGGTTACAAGGTTCTCGAACGGGCTGATGTCGTTGGCCACGACCGCCCGGCGCTGTGTGGTGATTTCCGGTGCGAAGTCCGGGTTGATAACCTCAAACGCATCCACCGCTGCATCAAGTGCTTCGGCAGTGTTGAACGTCGCCTCGGTCTTTGCGAGCATAAGACCGCGTGTGAATTGGATGGTCATAGTTCAGGAGCCTCCGTCTTGCACTCAATCCATTGAGCCACGAAGCCTCCTGCTGCGTGTGGTTGAGCGCGATTGTATGTTAAGGGTTCAGTCATGGCAAGCCCGTTGATTTAGGCCCTCGGGTTGGACCGCTTGGCGCGATATTGCACGTCAATGAATAGCACGACTTCCACGGTGGCGTCTGCGGTGTTGATACGAGTGGTCAGGTTGGAGCGGAACAGGGTGGCATAGGCCAGCCCTCCCCATAGCCGGTTCGTCTCGCAGATTTCTTCAAGGTCCGCCAGAAGGCTGTTCGCATAGGCGCGCGGCTTGGTGCCCCGTGGTGCGTGGCCTATGGCTTGCAGTTCGACAGACAGCCGCCGATCCCGCTTATCCGGGCTGACTACCTCAAGGTAAATCTCATCTGTCTCCAAGATGGACAAGGTGTTCTGCCCTCGCGTCTCGCGCCCGTCCGCCGGGGCGTCGAACACGCGACCAAAGGTGGTGCCGCCCCCGCTGTCCCCTGCGGTCAGGTTGGTGAACACGGCTTCCATCTGAGTGAGCAGTTGCTCCCGTATGCTATCCGGCATTGTTGAACTCCCGTATCAATTCCTCGGCCAGCTTGTCCGCCACCAGATCAAGGCCCGCCTCGAACGCTTCCTCGAACGCCAGCCGCTTGGGAATGACAACGCTCTTTTTGAGGACATACAGGGGGATGATCCCACCCCCGGCTTGCTTCTGAAATATGAGCAGGTTCCCCTTCTTGGATCGCTGCACGAACGTGTTACTCCATGACTTGGCCGTGGGGCGCTTGGGGGTGCCGTTGCTGTTCAGCGCGGCGGGTAGGGGGATGGTGAGGTATTGCGCGTTCTTGGCCCGGATGGTGGCTCCACGCTCGTGCACGGCGGCAATCCCGGACAGGGTGAAAGACACGGACGGCTCGCCTGCATCCGACACCATGATGTTCTCGTCGGTGAATTGGCTGGCCAGCTTGCCGCTCCGCTTGGACAGGGTGCCGGGGAACTGGCCTCGGGCAGACGTGCCATCAGGGTAGGGAGTGGACACCCGCGCCCGGACGGACCCCACGACGCCGCTCATGTAGTCTCGTAGCACCTTGCGGGCGATGGGCTTGAAGTTATCTTGGAAGGCTTGCTCTGTGTCGTCGGCCACGGCTTTCAGGCCCCGGCTTACATCCCGGTATCGCTTGCCGCGCCACTCCAATTCCATGGTGACCGGAACCGGCATCAGACCACATCGGTGAAGCGGGGCTTGTAGGCCGATGGGGATAGGGCAAGGCGGGCATGATCGTTGAACGCTCGACTAAGAACGGCCCGGAGTTGGTTCAGATCGTTGGCTTCATCTTCGGTCTGGAACATGACGTGGTTCGCAAGGTTGAGCGCCGCTTGTGCCATGGCCGCTTCCGTGATCCAGTCCGGGACCAGTTCGTATTCTTCGTCCGTGTTCAGGTCCAGCCCACCAGAATACTCGATGGTCACCCATTGCTCGGACAGGTTCAGGCCGAACACCTGATAGACGCCACGCTCTCGGTCCAGCGCGCCGTAGTTGGAGGACAGGTCCCCTTGGGTGGCGCTGATGTCGGTGTAGCTGTCGGTGTCCCCGTTGCGCACGTGAATGGGGTTCGGGGTGTAGAGCGCCGTGACGCTCCCCACGGGGAATGGACGGGACAGGTAGAACTCGGCCACGTTGGCAGTGCCTTGCCGGGTCATGCTGTCCACGAAAAAGTAATCCCGGCGGGCCGGGTAAACGGCGAAGCCGCCAAGGCGAAAGCGGGAAACCACGTCCTGAGTTGCCAGTGCCGACGCTTGGCGAACAGCGTCCAAGAAATCGGGCACGGTAAGATCAATGCCGTATCGGTCAGAGAACGTCTGTAGCGGAAAAAGGTGCATGGCTTCCCTCCTTCAAGTCTGGATCAATCCACGGTCATGGCCGTGGTTTCCTTGGCGGGCTTGGTCTCGACGGTTACGCCTCCCTTGCGCGGTGCTGTTGCGGCCTTGCCGCCGCCGCCCCTTGCCTTCTGATCGGGCTTGAGGTCAGCGGAGGTCATGTCTCCGCGCCCTTCTGCCTCTTGGGGGGGTGGTGCCGCCTGTTGAGACAGGTCGGCCACGTCCGGGCTGTCTGGCAGGCTCTCCGGCACATGCCCGGACCGGATGGCCAGTTGCCGGGCGTGGTCCATGCTCATGGGGGGGTTCTTCTCGGGGTCGATGTCGTCCATGTCGATCATCGGGCCACCGGGTTCACCGAACTGCGGTGGCATTACCTCGTTGATTGGTTCTTCCGGCATCGGGTCAAAATCGGCCCATGCGCCCGCCGTCTTGCGCACCAGATAGTCGCGGGTCCGCTTGGTCACGGTGAGGGTGCCTCCCCTGTAGGTGATCTGTCCACCCATACGATAGGAGGACGGGCCGACCAGTTGAACGAGGAACCGTTCGCCGTCTGCGGTATTCACTTTGAACATGGTAGTCTCCTGTCAATCCCGGCTTCATGCGCGGGAGAAAAGCGCCCCGGTCGGGACGCCTGACAGCACTCTACCTTCAAGGAGGCCGTGAACGCAAGTTCACAAAACAAAAGCGCCCCCGCCGGGCCTTGGAGAACCGGGCGGGGGCTGGTCAGCCTATTGGCCTTCCTCGGGGCACCACCCCCGGCTATTCTTTGAGCGTCCCGCCCAGAGCCTCCACCACCTGATCGCGGAAAGTGGCTACCGGCATGGTGTGGCGATTGCCGAAGTCCTGCATCGTCAGAAACGCGGCGTAGGCGGCTATCGGAGTGTCGAAGGTGTAGGCGGTGGTCTTGACCGGAGAAGGGTCTTTGTCGGCCACCGTGGTAAGTCTCAGGCTATAGCCCGTCTGCGTCATAAGGATGGGGCTTTCATGCTCGCCATTGGTGAACAGGTGGGATGCAATCTTGCTCATCGCTTCGGTCCCGTGGTGTTCTCGAACCAGATCAAGGCGCGCTGCATTTCTTCTTGTGCGATTTTCAGATCGTGCTGAATGATCGCCGTGCGGGCGGCGGCGCGGTCGGTCTGGTTCTGATACCAGAATAAAGCCAAGAAGCCGACGACAACGGCGAGCAGGAGGGTGATGGGGGTTGTGCTGTTCATTACCTTGTCTCCAATGCAGGGACTGCGCCGCTGTAGACCTGCCCGGCACGACGACCCACCTTCCATGCGTCGGAGTGCGTGGGATCATCAGGCCATGCGTTCAGGCCCGCGACCCAGCCTTCTCCGAACTCGTGGAGGTTGCCTTCGGTGCGTTCGAGTGAGGACGCGGCAAAGGCCGCGCGGGTGGCGAAGGTAGACATAGCGTGGTTCCTTTCAGATGCTGGCACCCCGAAACCCCGCACGAGGGCGGGGCAGGGGCCGGGGGGTAGGAGGTGCCGCTTATGCGACCGCCCCTTTCACAGCCTTGCCGCCCTTGATGGTGTAGCTGACCGTGCGGCCCAGCTTGTTCACGAGGGTGAAGTGGCCAAGGTTCAGATTGCGGGCCTTGCTGACCGCCAGTTCCAGCGCCTCGGGGCGAGTGCGGGCGATGGTGCCGGTGAACACCGCGCCTTCAACGGCTACCAGCCATTCTTTGTTCTGGTGACGCACATTGATGATGGGGGCCGGGAACGCGGGCTTGGGGGCGGCGGGCAGAGCGGGGGCAGTGGAGCCGCCCATGATCAGGCCCTTGTGCGTCATGCGGTTAAGAACCGAGCGGATGGCGGCGGCGGTCTTGCCGGTCTCGGCCACCATGCCCGCCACGGTGGCGGTGCCTTCGGCCAGCAGGCCAAGGATCAGGGCTTCATTCTGGGTCGGTGCGGGGGTGTTGTTCAGGGTGGTCATTGTCAGTCTCCAAGGTTTGTCGCGGGTCGGTGTGTCCCGCTGGTGTAACTATAGATAACCGCCCCGATTGCGTTCGTCAACCACTTATTTCATCGTCGGATCATTTCTTTATCTGGCATGGTGCGCCCGGACTACCTGCACCTTCATGTCATAGGAATAGGGTGGGATTAACGGCATGGTTTTTCCTTTATGAAAAAAGGGGGCAGGCCGTTAAGCCCACCCCCTTCATTGCCCTTGGGAGGAACAAGTCCGCCCTCCCCACAGGACGGACCCGATCAGGTGTTGATGCCGCCGATGTTGTTGTAGACGACAGCGGCTTCCGGCTCCTCGACCACCACGGCGACACGGGCGGACAGCACCATCTTGTATACGCGGGCGCTGATGTCCTTGTCGTATTCCAGAGTGATCTGGCGCTGAATGCCCATGACGAGGTTCAGCGGGTTGGTCAGGATGCCGTGGTCGTTAGGCATCAGGTGGACCGGCTGGACAGGGACGCCGAAACCGAACACGGGGTTGAAGCCCGTGATGGTGTTGTCGCCCAGCCCGGTGGAACGTGCCGCCAGCGTATCGCGGTATTCGATTTCGTTGTCCACGGACAGGAAGTTCCGCATGGACGCACGGTCACGGTGATACTGCGGGGGCAGCGATTGCAGGCCCGACTTGAACATGGACCGCGCCACGGTGCCGCCAAGGACGTTCACCACGTTGCCGTTCGATGTCAGGTCGCTGATATAGCCATCTTCAAGTGCCAGATAGTCGTCGGTGGAGGCGCTGTCACCTTGGATCGACAGTTCCTCAAGGTCGCGGGATGCGGCCTCGACCATCAGGGTCTGGATGGTATCAACGAACCCGCCGGATGCCGGAGCGCCCGCGCCGCCGGAGCCATCGGAGTTCAGGCCGATGTTGCCGCGCTCGATGTTGTCCTCAATCACGTCATAGGGCAGGCGGACTTCGGCCACGACCTCGTCGGTGTTCAGTTGGACTTGGCTGGTGGTCGGCTTGGAGCGGTCGGTCGAACCGAGCGCCGTTGCCGATGTCCCGGCCCGGAGGATACGGGTGCCAAACTGTATTTTGTTGATGTTCCGCTGGGGAGCATTCATTTCCACCATGCGGATCACGGCCATCATCGTCGGTTGCAAGATCAGCTTGCGGATGAAGGCGTTCCCCTGCTCGGCGGTCAGGAGGCCCCCGTTGGAGGTCAGATCGCTCAGTGCGATGTCTGCCTTGCGGAGAAGTTCACGGTTATTCATGGGATTGGCCCTTTCCTTGTGTTGCGGCCTGTAGGGTTGGGCCTCAGCCCCGTTTCGTGTAGGCGGTGTCCATGAGCGGCGGAGCGCCACCCCCGGTCGCCGGTGCTTCACCTTTGCTGATCTGAACCACGTTGTCGTCGTCAGCATCGGGAGTGGTCGCCACCTGACCACCGACAGCCTTGGTCAGTCTCCCGACCGTGGCATCCTGCGCATCCAGCCGGTCAGCCAGAGGCTTCATGGCGGTTGCAATCTGAGTTCCGAGGCTCTTGGTCACGGCGTCGATCACAGCGGATGCGATTTCCTCGGTCGAAGCGCCTTTCGTCTCAGGCGTCCCGGCGGGGAGTTCTTCCAGATTGTCGGGCTTGGCCGGGGCCGCGTCAGCCGCCGGAGCGGGGTCAGCAGCCGGGGCGGCGTCCTTGGGTGCCTCAGCCGCCGGAGAAGGTGCGTCAGTGGCCTTCGGTGCTTCCGGGGTGGCAGGGGCAGGCGCGGCGTCCTTGGCCTTGTCCTCGTCGCTGTCCTTCATGTCCGCCGAAGGGTTGGGGGCCTCGCCGCCGAACACGGCGTCATGGACCTCAGCAGAGAAACCCTCGGGGGTGAAGTGCAGCGCCGTGGTGCCTTGGGGCGTCGCAGCCGCCAGCGCCTTCTCGAACTTGAACGCCTTCTCGGGCAGCGCGCCGATCAGGTCGCCCATGTATTTCTTGAAGCCGTCCACCGCAGAGTCCACAGCCTTGCCGAAGGCTTCCGGGGAGTTGGTTTCCTCAGCCATGGCGATGTTGAAGATCGTGGTGTGCAGCACGTCCATGCCGACCATCATGCCGGGCACGAAACCCTCGGCCTTGAGCGTGTCGTCAAAGTCCGTGGAGGTAGCGTCATAGAGCGACAGTTCCTTTTGCAAGTTGGCGACGGTGTAGGCAACGCCCGCGCGCTTGCCAAGGTGGACCACCTGCTCGTCGGCGGATGCCTTGGTGTCGCTGTTGCGGACAACGAACAGACCCGCGTGTTCGGTCACGTCCGCCTTGGTGCCTTCGAGCAGCATCTTGGCCACCGCCTCGGCCTTGGGCCGGGTGTCAGCAATCACGGAAGTGACAGCCGGTGCACGCGAGCCAAACATTTTCAAAAGAGTGTGGTTCATGGGAAATTCGCCTTTCTTGGTTTCGGTCCCGTCACGCTTTACGAACTTGAAGGGGGTGCGGTTTGCAGGGCGGTCCACGAGCGAGACGTGAGAAACGTCCACGTCCACCAGACGGCGGACCTTCTTTTTCTTATCTTTCTCGTGATGGGCCATTGGAGCCTTCCGTCATTCGATGCGTTTGATGTAGCGCAAGTGACAGAGGCTTCCTTCCTCGTCGGGATGCGCAGATGATAGTGAACGTGCGTTCACGGGTCAAGGCGATTATTCCTCGACAACGTAGCCCATGCCCTCGAAGGAGAAGCCGGTGATTTCGCCGTCTTTGATTTGCCGCCAAACTTCATCGTTTTCTACCTTGACTACGCCCACCCACGCGCCCGGCGCATAGTCCGGGTCACCAGCCCGCGCGATGAAACTCTCGGCCATGTAGCAGCCGTAGTCCGTCTCGTTGTCGTGGTTCAGGTCTATGGAGGTTGTGCGCCGGTTCTTCATGAAGCCATGGGCCATCTTCTCAATTTCCACGGCGGTCATGCTGTGCCCGTGCGCGTCCTCTACATCGGGGAGGTAGACTTCCGCGTAGACCAGCCGCTTGTCCATATCGAACTTGCGGAACATGGCCCGGTCCTCGGCGTCCTCTTGCTTGCGGATTTCATCCAGCACCCCGGCCAAGGCCGATTGCAGGGTTTCGAGTTGGGTTGCCAGATCAGCCATGGGTGCCTCCATCTTTGAGGCACGATACCTTCCCGCGAGTTCACTGACAAGAGCGCACAAAAAAGGGGGCATATTGCCCCCCGCTATTCCATGGTTTTCGTGAACCTACGTTCACACGCCCCGGCGCTTGCGCATGACCTCTGCATCCATTGCCCTGAACCGGGCGTCGGCTTCCAGATCAGCGGGCGGCTTTTCCGCCTGAGTGCGCTTGCACACAGAGCAGGTTTCCCCCTCCGGGCGCGGGGTCATTGCGCACAGAGCGCAGGTAAGAGAGCCGGTCATTCACACGCCCCAATCAGGATGCCCCGGCCACACATGGAACTTGGTATGTTCGGCCTCGTTCATAAACCCCCAGATGAAACATGAAGGGTCGTCCCATTCCTCTTGCCACAGATACCGGCATTTGCAGATCATACCCCTCACGGCCAGAACTTGGAACGTGACAGGTGATTGCCCCGGTGGCTCATAGACACCACTGTCACCGACCGTAGGGGGCGTCATACCCTTGGCGGCAGCGGTGGTGAGGTCTTGAAGGTTCATGCGGTCCCGCTCCTGACGGGCCTTTGATATGCGCTCCATACCCTCAAGGGTTTTGACAGCGTTCTTCATTGCGACGTGTCCTTTCTTTGCGTGCCCAGACGCGGGCGTTCTCATAGGCGGCGGATACCTTCCACCGATGGCAGTCCCGGAATTCTGGCCGGTAGTCGAACAGGAGGTCGAAGCCCCCGGCGATGTTGAACAGGGCAGACAGCGCGTCTTTGTTCTCAGCGATGATCGGCGCGATGAAGTGTTCCGCCGTGGACCAGTGCGCCCCTTTCAAAGTGACCCGGAAGACCACGATGTAGAGGGACGCGGGGCGCTCCACAGGTGGCTTGGCGCGGCGCAGTTGCGCGTTGCGGGTCCGCGTGGGGGTCGATGCCCGGACGAACACGGTATGCCCCTCCCAGCCGTCTATGACCGTCCCTGTCACGGGCTTCTCTCAAGGGTCGCATACAGGGCGCGGCGTGCCGGTCGGGCCATGACTTGGTTTTGCAGAGCGTGGAGGTGCCACATAAACTCTACTTGATCATTCTGGTGTTCCACGGGCAGTGCCAGAAAAGCGTTCCACGCCTCCCCAAGAGCCTGCACAAGTTGTTTTTCAGCTTCGGTCATGTTCTTAGTCCTTCGATGCGTTGCACGGGCAGGTAGCCCCTCCCCTGATCGCGCACGTGGCCCCCAGAGTGCAGGAGCGGCTTGTCTATGCGGTTCATTCGGATTGCGCGGGCAATGGGGGCCAGCCAT